TTCGAGGTCCCAGACGTGCCCCAACCAGAACACCGGGTTCGATTGACACGCAAGCACGCGATCAAGCTGCGCGAGCCGCAGCCTGAGTCGGTCGATCTCGATCAAATTGTAGGCCGAGCCATCGCCAAGCGAATGGGTCGGATATTCGAGTGATGTCGCCCAGCGGTCAGACCGGAGGCTCGAGCCAGACGGAAGACCGCGCACACCGGCCAAGCATCTGTAACTAACCACCAATAGGAAACAACAATGCACACCAAGAACATGACCGAGGTCCAGGCGGACCTTCAAGGTCTTCTCGACGAGGTCGGTGTTGACGAGTTCCCCCGGGTCAAGGCGCTGTACATGAAGGACGTGGCAGTGGTTGACGAAGAGGGTAGGCCCGTCGATCTCGACGACGTGGAGGTCGAGATCACTCTCGCCGACGAAGTCGTCGACGAGATGAAGGCCGAGCACGACGACGAAGACGAGAAGGCAGCTCATGAAGAGGACGAAGATCCCAAGAAGAGCTACCACACCGAGGACGAGCGCAAGCGCAACCTCGGCATCAAGATCGGGATGCACCGCACCAAGCCCGGCGACCACGACCGCAAGCCCGACCGCAAGTCGAGCGAAGAGGTCACCGAAGCCGTGGAGAAGGCCGTCTCGAAGGCAATCAGCAAGAACGTCAACAGCAAGGGATTCGACATGCGAATCGACAACGATAGAGAAGGCATGACCCGATGGGGCAGCCTCAAGCACTTCAGCCACATCGAGGTCGCTAGTGGCGACCCGGAACTCGAGGCGTACAAGTTCGGACGATGGGCGGCCGCCTGCATGGGGCACCGCAAGTCGATGGACTGGTGCGACAACCGTGGCATCCAGGTCAAGGCTCACCTCGAGACCGTCAACAGCCAAGGCGGATTCCTCGTCCCGGACGAGTTCAGCGATGCGCTGATCAGCCTGCGCGAGCAGTATGGCGTGCTTCGTCGGAACGCGAAGATCGAGCCGATGATCTCCGACACCAAGCGCATCCCGAAGCGAAGCGCGACCCTGACCGCCAGCTTCGTCGGCGAGGCCACTGCCGGATCTGAGACCACTCAGACCTTCGAGCAGGTCACCCTCGTCGCCAAGAAGCTCATGGTCCTCAGCACAATAAGCAACGAGCTCAACGAGGACAGCCTCATTAACCTCGGCGACAGCATCGCGGGTGAGTGCGCGTATGCAATGAGTAAGCGCGAAGACGAGTGCGGCTTCCAGGGTGACGGCACCTCGAGCTTCGGCGGCATCGTCGGCGTGGTTCACGCCATCAACGCTGTCAGCTCGAACGCCGGTATCCTGACCCTCGACGGGTCCGATGCTGCCGTCTCGGACATTGCTCTGGCTGACTTCAACAACCTGATGGCGAAGCTGCCTGCATATGCGGATACCCCGCGCACGAAGTTCTACATGCACAAGTCGGTGTACCACGCGGCCGCCGAGCGCCTTGCGTTTGACAAGGGCACCACGACCCAAATGATCTTCGACGGTCAGGCGACCCCGACCTTCTTCGGATACCCCGTCGAGTTCACGCAGGTCATGCCCACCTCCGCCACTGCGGACGGCACCTCTGCCGATCTGGACCTTCGGTACCCGATCCTCTTCGGCGACCTCGCCCTCGCTTCGGCGTTCGGTGATCGTCGCGACAACACCATCAGCTTCTCCGACTCTGCGCTCAATGCGTTCGAGCAGGACGAGATCGTGGTCCGTGCGACCGAACGCTTCGACTACGTCTGCCACTCCCCCGGCACCTCCTCTGAGGCCGGTCCCGTCGTGGCGATGAAGCTCGATTAATCCCAAGCACTGAAAGGCTAGAACCATGAATCGACTTCAGAACTGCGTACTCGTCAACCACTCCGTGCCGATCTCGCTCAACAACGCGACGAGCGCCGTCACCAACGTGGTGGACACCTTCGGATTCAGCGGCGGCGATCTCACCATGATCGCCGCACTGGGCGCGACTGACGGAAACTTCTCCGCATTCAAGATCCAGGAGTCCGACGACAACTCCTCCTTCAGTGATGTCAGCGGCTGCGTCGTCGCGACCGACACCGACATCGAGGGCGGAGCCACTGACCTGCCGGACGGCACCGGCGATGATAACGGTCTGTATGTGTTCCAGATCAAGCTCACCGCCAGCCGCAAGCGGTACTTCAAGCTCGTGGCAACCGAGGCGAACACCGGCGCGACCCTGATGGCTTGCATCGCCATCATCGCCCCCGCTGGCGTTTCCCCGGCGGACACGAACCTCGCGATCGCCGGATCGGTTACCGATACGGCCGTGATGCGGGCGTCCTGACCCCTTTCGATCGGGGGGGGGCGGGGCACCGTCCCGTCCTCCCCTCTTCCCCTTTGGAGACCCCATGAAGTTCGACTCGTACAAGGCCATCGGGCACATCCCTCCGCAGTTGGTGCGACTCACCCAGTCACCGAGCAACCTGACGAACGTCGACACGTTCGGCTTCGCTGGCGGCAAGCTGGTCATCAGCGTCAACCTCGGTTCAGTCAGTGCAGCACCCTCGACGCTGACGCTGCAAGAGTCCGACGACGACAGCACCTACACCGACCTGATTGCGATGAGCGATGCCACGATCGACAACGCAGCCGGGGGGTTCTTCACCGGATCGGAGGACAACTCCGACGTGGTGTTCGACATCCCCCTGGAACCGCCGCGCAAACGATACTTCCGCATCAGCTACGTCAACGATGGCGGTACCAACTACATCGCGGCCACCGCGTTCCTGTTCGGGCGTGACGTGCAGGGTGCCCGGCTCGAGACGATCAACACCGGAACACCCAAGGCCGACCTGTACTCGACACGCCGCAACGCATAGGATTCCACCATGGCCCTCGCTTCCAACGCACTCACCACCGTCGCCGATGTGAAGACCTACATGGGCGTGACCTCGAGCAGCGACGACACGCTGATCGAGACCCTGGTCAACAACGTGAGCGACCAGATCGAGCGGTGGTGCGATCGCGTCATCGTACAACGTACAGTTACGGAGTTCCTGGATGCGCGTGCTGATCGGACGATTGCTCTCTCGAACGCTCCTGTTATCAGCGTGGACCTCGTGGCATACGGGGCGCGTGATTCCATCTCAGTCTCGAGCGATACTGCTACGGATCTACTCGCAACTGTATCGATCGAGGAGGACCAAGCGCGGCTTGTACGGATCGCGTCCGACGGCACATCGACTATTTCGACGCTCACGTTCGCGTCCAACCCCACGACCGCGACCCTATCCGCCGCGATCGATGCGCTGACCGGGTTCGCATCGACCAGCATCCACAACGCGCCGAGCTTCACCCTGCACCGAATGGGAGGCCGCAATGTCTTGGACGCGACCGCTTTCCTCACCGTCGCCTCTGATGATGAGAACGAGTATCGGGTTGATTTCGATCGCGGCCTTGTGCATCTACGCGCTGACGCTTTTCCTGCTGACGACTCAAAGCGTATGCCGAATCGTTTCCCGAACAGCTTCCAGAGCGTGCTGGTGCGCTACTCGGCGGGGTACAGCACCCTCCCGAACGCGATCGTACAGGCCGCGTTCGAGCTGATCAGCGACGCATACCGTGGCCGGGACCGCGACCGAGCCATCAACAACGAGTCGCTCGGCGGGTACTCCTACACCGTGCGCCCTTGGGCCGAGTGGACCGCTAACGTCAACAGCCTGCTCGCACCGTTCAGGAGGGTCCGATGATCCTGTCCCTGATCCAGACCCGAGGCCAGAGCATCACGGTCCTGCGGCCGTCGGTGGTGCGTGACGCCGTTGGATCTCGCAAGCAGACGTTCATCCCGCTCCCGCCGTTCCAAGGGTACGTCGCCTCGAGGTCGATGAGCGAGGGATTCGAGGGCGACCGGCAGCAGGCCGAGGAGGTCATCACGGTCTTCGTCGAGGGCGATACCGACATCAAGGTCACCGACAGGATCCAGATCGACGGACGCACCTTCGAGGTCACGGGCAAGCGGACACCTGGAATGCGGAAGGATACCGACCGCCTGTTCTTCCACGTCATCGACGCAACATCGAACGAGGGCGTGTAATGGCGAGCCGTGTGAAATTTTCATCAAGGACGATCAGCAGGCTGAACGAAGATGCGGCACTGAAGGCGTTGAACCTGCTGACGATCTTTTTCCAGAAGCGGCTGAGGAAGCGCCTGAACAAGGCGGGCACCGGCAGACTGTACCCTCTCAACACTGTGCGCTCAAGCACGAAGGACGAGGCACCAGCCCCGCAGACGGGCCGCCTGCGCGACTCATGGGCAACCGGCAGGCGAGAAAAGATCCGCATGCCGGACGGAGTGAGCATCAAGCTCAGGCAAGCTAACGGGTTTGGGCAAGCGGTCAAGTACGCACGCGCCCTCGAGTTTGGCTACGCGCCGAACAACCTCGCCCCGAGGCGATACATCAAGAAGACGATCGACTCCTTCCGGGGTCGGCGTGGGACGGGTATCTTCGAGCGGTTCTACCGTGACGAGATCCGCAAGATCAACCGGAGCGGGCCGCATGGCTAAGGCAATCGATGCAGCGATCTACACGCACCTGATCAGCGATCAGACCACGGGCAGCGCGTTCGACCTGGTCAGCGGGCGGGTCTCAGCCAACTATGGCGACCCGGGTGACGACTTCCCCCTGATCACCTTCGAGCAGGTGGCGGACGAGGTCACCAAGGGCTTCGGCGGCACGGTCATGATGCACCGAGCCGAGTATGAGATCAGCGTGTTCGGCAGGTGGGAGGACGGGCTCGCGGAGCTTGGCACCATCGCCGACAAGGTGATCGAGCTGTTCGGCACGCCGGTCAACGGCACCGGCACGAACTTCGACAGAATTCTGATGGAGTGCTCGAGTGGAGCATCCATCTCACGAGACGACGAACTGATCGTCGCGACCATTCGCGTCACCGCTAGGGGCGCTCAGACTGGAGGGCTTTGATGCCTAACTACATCACCGGGAGCGATGGCAACTGCACGCTCGGATCCGACAACAAGGCGCAGTTCAACACCTGGAGCGCCACCGTCACCCGAACGGTCCACGACGTGACCGGCTTCGGGGACGCGGGACGAAGGCGTATCCTCGGCCTGCTCGACATCACCGGGTCGGCTGGTGGGGTCCCGATTTCCAATGCCGCGTCATCCCAGCCCGATGCGGGCGGTGGGCTTCAGGCTTTGGGATCGACAGGCGGCACGATCACCCTCACCTTCGACAGCACAAACACCGCGACCTGGTCCTTCACTGCGATCATAGACTCGATCGCGGCCACCTCGACCATGGGCGGGGATGCGACTCTGACGTTCAATTTCCAAATGAGCGGCGGTGCTGGACTCACCGAGGCATGGGATGAGAACCCGTCATGATGCCCGGCGTGCATTCTCCAATCGGTTTCCGGATATTCACGCCCGACGACTGGGTCATCCGGATCGAGTATGCTGACGGCACAGTCTTCCGCAAGGGCGTGGACGGTGCGGTCTCCGAGGAGGAGGCGGTGCGCGTGGCACTGCAAACTGCACGATTCACGGAGATCCCCAAGGAAGTGGACGCTCGGCGGAGACGCGACTGGAGTCGAATACAGCTATGAGCCACCTGACCGTGAAACGATCTACTGGGACCATCCACGTCCCGCTCGCGACTGTGCAAGATGTCATCGACCTCATGGATGCCAACTATGCCCGCAGGCGCATCGAGCTCATATCCGACATGGAGGCCATGAACGCCTCCGAGTCGGCAAAGCTCGAGGCGATGAAGGAGCTGCGCGCTCGCCGGGGATTGACCTCGGACCTAGTGCGGGAAGCGTTTACGCTACCAGGTGCGCGGTCCATCATCGAGCACGTCGCAGATCCTGACGATCACGATGCACTACTCGAAGAGTCGCCCGATGAGATTGTCCAGATGGCGCTGAAGATTCTGGGCTTCGAGGTCGATGATACTGAAGCAGAGGAGGACTCCGAGGACGCGGACCCTCCGAACGGCGACGAGACTTCTATTCCGATGCAGTGATCGTCGCCCAAAGCGTCCCCGGCTTAGGCAACCCGCTCGAGTTCACCATGAAACAGTTCAACAAGTTATGCCGGGCAATCAGCGAACAGCCAACTCCCAACGGCGAGAACGATCATCGTAGTCACGTCGAGGCGGAAATGAGGCGAATCCATGGCGGCAGGTAGGCTCGAGGTCGAGATCATGGCCCGGCTCGACAAGCTCGAGGCGGGTCTGAAAAAAGCAGAGCAGTCGGCCAAATCGACCGGCAGCGCCATCGATAAGTCGATGTCCACACCTACCGGGAAGACCGCGCTGGCCATGGGCAAGGTGCTCGGGTCGATGGCTGCTCTCGAGCTTGGTGTGAAGGGGTTGAACGCTGGATTACAGTTCGCGTCCGGAGTGACCGCCGCATTCGCTGGGGAGTCTCAGAAGGCAGAGGATGCGTTCATCGCTATGGGCGACGTGATGAAGACGCTTCCAGCAGGGATCGGCCCACTAGCGCAGGCCGTCGAGGACCTTGTTCTACGCTTCCAAGACCTAGACGAGATCACCAAGGAGAACGAGAGGACGGCAGCTCTGGGCGCACAACGTCGAGAGATGGCCGAGCAGATAAAGCTCAAGCGCGAGAACAATATACTGCTGAACCGCGAGCTTGATGTGATGCAGATCCAGGACCCGATCATGCGCGAGCGGGAGCGGTTCCTACTGGACGAGGCCAAGATCCGATCGAGCTTAGAGAAGGAACTGCAAGAGCTGCGCCTGCTCGAGGAAGCTGGGAGCCAGGGGGTGCAGTTCCAGCTCAAGCAGGAGGCGGAAATCAAGATCCGGATGCTGGAAGTCGCCAAGGAGAAGAATATCCGCCTGATTGAAGAGCGGCAGGAGCAGGAGCGCATACGCCTCATCGAGACGAAGAGGCTGGAAGACGTGCGACGTGCCGAAGAGAAGCAGATCCGCCTACAGCGCGAACGCCAAGCTCGCGAGAAGACAATGCAGCAAGAGGCAGTAGAAGCCGCGAAACAACTAGCCGAACAGGAGAAGATACTCGAGGCGCAGCGCCAGTCCGCCGTGCAAGCATCGCAAGCTACCACGACTGCCTCGACTGCGTTCGGCACGTTCAGGTTCGGGCAAGTTCGCCGAGGCTCCGGGCAAGAGAAGGCGAACGGGCACCTCCAAGGTATTGAACAAGGCATCGGCACCATCGCGAACATGCTACGCACGAGCATACGCGGGATCGGATTCTCATAATGGGCTCAGCGATTGAAATCATTGACGGTCGAAGTGTCGCGTTCAACGAGGGCGCAGTCGACGCCACCCGGGTGTTCGTGCTGGCCGACTATCCGTCGGAGGACGTGGTGATCTTCGACGTGTTCGGGTCACGCGTCGAAAAGACCGGAGACTCGTCTACCCAAGTAGCGGTGCCAAGAGTCGGCGAACCGCACAACGTGTTCCCGGATATCCTGTTCTGCTACTCCTACAACCTGACGCAGCTGCCTGGCGAGCATAACCTGTGGCGTGCCGAGTTCAGGTACAGGCGGACCCCGGCACTGCCCTTCGGCGGCGTCAATGTCCCGAACGCCCCCGTGGGGACGGGACCTGCGGACGTAGGCTTCCGCGAGCTATCTGCTCGGGTATCCGGATCGTTCACGGAGGCGTACAGGGCAGACCCTACCAACTTCGAGGGAGACTTCGATGGCGACATCGGTGGGGTTCCAGTTGATAGGGCAGGCGTTCCCACATCCATACTGCGGCAGCAGATGGAGATCATAGTCAGCGAGACAGTGACCAACTTCGACCCCGGCTTCTTCGCTAAGTTCGTCGGAACCCGAACATCAGAGCCTCTATTCAACGTGCCACGCGGGCAGCTTCTGTATCGTGGTGCCAACATCTCGAGGATCGAAACCAACAAGTTCACCGTGCAGCATACATGGCTGTACGATGTACACTTCCACCTGATCCAGGAGCCTGAATACACCATCGACGGAGCTCCGGTGCTCGGCAAGTCTGAAGACCAGTACAGGGGCAAGGCGTTCCGGGTATTTTTCGAGCAGCCCTTCCAATTTGGCGATTCCCATACTCTCGCACCCGGTTTCTAGGAGACCACCATGGCAAACGAACTCACAGTAAGCGCGTCGCTGAACTACAGCAAGAACAACCACCAGCTCACTTTTAGCCCGACGGCTCAGACGATCACGGTAACAGGCGACCAGCACACCGCAGGCGTGCAGCAACTCGGTGCCTCGGTGCATGAGGCGCTGAACATGGGCGAGGTATCCGCATCAAATCAGGGATATGCGTTCTTCCGGAACATCGGTACCAGTGCCGACTCCCATATCAATGTCGGGGTAGAGGTCTCCAGCAACTTCGTCCCCGTGTTCTCTCTCAAGGGCGGCGAGTTCGCAGTCATGCGTCTCGAGAATCAGGCGCTGTTCGCCAAGGCGAGCGCCGGGAATCTGCTGTTGCAGTACAGTATCCTCGAGGACTAGCATGGCCGGAGAGACTCCACAGTTCCACAAGGGTAGGCACGGTCGTCTGGACTCCCAGAACGTCAACGCGTTCGCACGCACCGCGAAGCAAGCACGGACCGACAACGAGACAGCGCCGACACCTACGAGCAGTGCCGTCAACGTCGGACCAGGGAACTGGCCGATCATCGCCATGATCCTAGGGCCTGCCACGGTGGACAACGAGGTCCGAGGGTTCACCTGGGCCGAGTGCGTGTACCAGACCGAGTTCGTCCCCGATCCGGAACGGCGTGCCTACAACGAGGCAGAGCAGAACTATGCGGTGCCGCTTGGCGTCCCACGGGACGAGCTCAAGAATTTGAAGCTCAACGGTGCTATCGTCAAAATCAGTTACACGCACTCGACCAGCGGCCCGGTGCTATATTTCGAGATCCCCGCGAAGAACGTGGCCAGGGTTGACGTGCTCCGAATCATCGAAGCACACCAAGCGGAGGCAGACGAAGACGGTCCCGCCCCGTTGCCGAACTGCGGAGGCTTCGGGCCTAACCGACGATATACTTGCGAAGTGGTGGAGGTCGATCCTACCTTCTTCGACTCGCTGGCCAATACAAACAACTCCGCGCCATCATTCACTCCAGTCCTTGAGGATGCCTTCGCGGTCTACGGCTACAACTTGCTCGAGTATGGTGACGCCGATCTCGGCGGCTCTCATATCATCAACGAGTGCGAAGTAGAGACGGACATCGCAACCCTTCCCGTCGGTACCCTAGTCCTCGGTCGACTGATTGCAACGTACCAAGAGGAGATCGGGGGAGACGAGGTAGGACCGCCTCGGACTTTCAAGGCCTACGCCTTCTCAGTCGCCAACGATACATGCGTGCAGTGCTGTCTCGAGGATGATGAGTCTGGCCTGTTCCGGTCCACGCTGCTACGCGGCAACGTCAGCGCGGAGCGAAGCGTCCGCCGCCATTCACTCACTTCAATCAACGACGAGATGCTGCGATGAGTCGAGCCGACATACTGTTCCAATATCAGACCACCACCGCCAACACGGACACCAGCGAGGCGGAGCTCGCCTTCCAAGCAGAGCAATCGGGGACCACGATGGTCACGTCCCTGTTCGCTGCATCGAGCGCAGGTGGCACGTCCAACGTCTACCGCGTGCATCACTGTGGCCCAGATGAGGAGCCCGCCCCGGCGAACGTGATCATATATGCCAAGTCTACGGCGAACGCCACACTGGCCGAAGCAACCCAGAGCGTCAAGATCATCCTGAATCCAGGTGATCGCATCTTCTGCCAGCTCCACAGTGGAGACGGCATCACCATATCGGCCTATGGTCTGAGGCCGCTGCTGCCCTTGTACGAGCCAGGGCAGTTCAGCGCCGAACGTGCTATCAGCGATGACGGCATAGCCGTCCCGCTAGGCATGGATCGAAGGGTTGTCGAGGTAGACGAGCCTGCGCCGGGATTCGACGGGCGCTCGTACTGATGTCCAGGAGACGACGGAAATCGGTCTGCTGCTGCAACCCGGGACCGCCACCCGTGTGCGGCAACTGTGATCGATGCTCATACAACTGCTGCACCTCGCAGATGGGATTCTCAAACGTATACAACCCGTACACGGAATCCGTCGTCGCCGAGGAGCAGATGTTCAACATGATGTACTGCCAAGCCCGAACCGTTGCGCCGTTAGCAAATAGGACAGCCGTCAATAGTGTAGGTTATGAATACTTCGCCGTGCTGACCCAGCCGCCTGATGGAGTCGGAGGATTCGTGCCTTGGTGCGATAATCCACCGTATGCAAATTACCCCACACAGACGCCCGGCAGCAACTACGGCGCGGCGACCGGCTCATGCCTGAGTCCTAGCGCGGGTTACCCCGACCCCGACTTCGTGCCATTCAACGCGCAGGCACCCATCACCTACGATCCCGGTCTGATCACAATCTATAGCTTCGCAGGGGCAAGGTGCTGTTCGGGCTCCGCATGTGATCCCGACAGCACCTTTCCAACAGTATGCTACCTCGATGAGTGCTGGTGCGATCCAGAGTCGTTCTGGGAAGACATATGCGACTTGCCATTCGTGAACTCTGGCGTATACCTAGCGGTCGAGAAGGTGCTGGAGCTGCCTGCCAACGGCGCAGCAATTGGCGGGGGCGTCACGTCACGACTCAACGATCCGCCTGGAAAGTGCCATCCGTACATCGATGCGATTGTCCGATGGGATTATGCGATGCCATGGGGCGGCAGGTTCACCTACGACTTCCATCTCGAGGCATACGGTGAATGGTGCCCATATCAGCCACCGGACTGCTCGAGCTTCCCGCCGTGTACTGGTAAGTGCCCGAAGTCCGCGATCTGGTACGGTGGCATTGCCAAGGAGTCCAGCTATGGGGTGCTCACCGAGGGCATATGCGGACCCTGCGGCGACCCGTCAGAAATGGGCGGATATACACCCTACGATATCGTCTGCTATTGCGACCGATCTGCGAACATCGAGACGCCGACAGCTCAGGATGACGGCTGCCTTGATGTCCGACTCGCCGCTTGTGCCGATAGTAATCCATACGGGGTATACAACTGCAACGCCTGCGGAGACCGAATCGGGGGCGGGGACTTCACTGGAATGATGGGGCTCTAATGACTGACCACTGGCGACGACAAAAGTACCGATGCACGCACCTCGACACGCAAGAGGACGGCACGCTCGTCTGCTCGTTAGACCTCTGCGACGAGGACGATGTCTTCCTATGCTGCGCTTCGTGCCCTGAATACCGTGGCCCGGACCGAGGGCTTGGCGACACCATCAAGCGGGCCACCGACGCGGTTGGCGTCAAGCCGTGCGGAGGCTGCCAACGCCGCCGGGAAAGCCTAAATAAACTCACCGAGAAGTTGTACATGCGAGGACGCAAGAAATGACCGTAGACCTCACCACCGCGAAGACCGGAATCTTCGCACGCCTTGGCAAGATATTCGGCATCGTCAAGCGTGTGGAGCAGTTCCAGGACGACATCATCGACAACGACTCCCAGTCGTTCCAGGAGGCCCTCAACGAGTACGTCCCGAGCGTAGGTGCCAAGGCGAACACGGCACTGGACTTGGCGGACTCGCTCATCAGTGGACTGGATGGCGTTCGCAACCAAGCCGGAGCGCATATCATCAACAGGTGCCAAGCGGCTGCGGTCAAGACCTTGGTCCGCATGGTAGACGCCGACACCAAGATCGCGGTCCGCAACGTGCGGCAGGCGCTCATCGAGTTGAACAAGCAGATGATTGCAGCCACCAAGGGCGTGGATGGCACGACCATCACCGTCGGTGCGACATCGGCGGCAGGCAGTGGCACCGGAACGGCCGTAATCGGAACTGAGGCGGACAACCGGGAGAACTCAGGGATCAGCCAGTACCCGACGATCCGCACCGAGCTGCTCGAGTTCCGGTGCATGAAGGACTCGAGCACGGCCAACATCCCAAGCGGCGGGGAGATTTTTCAGATCAAGGGGGAGCAGCCGTTCCCGTTCAACGATCACCGATGGCCGGGCGGCACGGGTATCTGGGGGATGTACCCTGCGACGAGCGACCTGGTCAGTGACGGGCAGAGCGCCGGGGTGAACGTGCTGCGGAACAGCAGCTACAACTCCTTCGACGATGCGAACGGGCCGGTGAACTGGGAGATCAAGGTGGGCTCCGCCGGTGCTACCATCTTCGAGAACAACTCGAGCCCGGCCCGTGGCGTGTCATGCCTCCAGCTACGCAACGACGGCAGCACGAACATCCGCCTGCACCAGAGGATCAACTCGAAGTCCCAGCTGGGCTCTCGCGGAAAAATATCGGCGGACGGCTTGTACTGTATTTCGTGCCTCATCCGACGCGCCAACACCTCACCCTCGGCGGGTCAGATCCAGATCGGTCTGATGCAGGAGGATGGAACGATTCACTCGGGGAACGTGTTGCAGATCGATCACGGCGACATTGGTACCAGCTACGCACTCAAGACCTTCGTCTTCCGGGTGTCCTTGGCGGTGTCGCAGAGTCCTCTCTTCTTCGGGATCAAGGTATCCACCCCGTTCACCAATGGCTGCCACCTCGACATCGACGGCCTAGTCTGCGCTAGGATGTATCAGAATGGACCTTCGAGTCCCGGGTGCCTGATTGTTCCAGGCACGACGGACTTCCGGGTCGGCGACAAAATGACCGCGCAGATCACCAACAACGGCGAGGGTGAAATCGAGAAGTTCATGGACCGGATGTTCAACACCTACCGCCTTGGCGTATACGTTCCGC